TTATTGGGTATCCCCTTTAGCAAAGTTGACCTTGTCTTCCCATGACTTGATTTCTGACTCACGCCAGCGCTTCGGATTTCCGGGGATGGTTGGTTTCGGGAATGGGCATGAAAAGCTGGATGGCATACGTGCGGGAGTGCTCCAGAAATAGAGCGTGCTGCGCGATATTTTGTAGCGCGCAAGGATTTCGCTTGTAACCAGGATGCTGTCATTCATCTGTGATCTCCAGAAAAAGAGCGCCCGGCGCGGGGCCGGGCAAAATGGGGGATAACTGAGCAGTGCTTTCGCACCCAATAGCCAGCTCATAACTGGCTATCAGTTGCTTGACATCCTCCCCGTCCTAAAGGAAGGGGATTCCTACAGCTAGACGGCGATGCCCCGCCGCGAGAATGTTCTTTGCGGCGTTCACGTCGCGGTCATGAGTGGTTCCGCACTCACAACAAGTCCATTCTCTTATTCGCAGGCCTGCTCTACCTTTCGGACTGTTGGCGGAGATAGCCCCGCAACACGAACAAGCTTGGGTGGAATAACTTTCGTTGACCACTTCAAACACCACTGACCGCGCAATCGCTTTATATTCCAGTTGTGTTTTGAGCATGAACCAGCCAGCGTCCAAAATGCTTTTTGCCATTTTGGTTTTAACCAGTTTCTTACTGCTCGCGTCGCCTACGAATATTGCCGCATGGCTGTTAACCAGCGCCGTGCTGTACTTGTGCAGGGCATCTTTGCGGCGGTTCTTAATTTTGGCGTGTATGGCGCGTACACGGGCTTTTTTGTTTGCACGCTGTGCCTTTCCTAATGCAGGCTCCAGATCTCGATAGAATCTACCGGCAATCAGCGGATCACCTTCTGACGGGGTGGCGTAGTCTTTCAGCCCTAAATCGATACCCACGGCGGAAGTGGCCGTTGATGGGACAGTTTCGACCTCTACGCAAACATTGAAGTACCAGCGTCCACGGCTGTCTTCTGAAAAGCTTCCAGCACGGAATTTAAATCCTCCCAAGCCGTAGCTATCCCAGACATTAAAAATCCTGCCAGCGAACCGCACCGCGCCATTTTTCCAGACAGCGCTGCCTATTTTAAACGGCACCCAACCCAACGAACGGCGAGATCCCCCACTGACTCGCCAGCGTAAGCGAGAGCGTTTAAATTGCTTCCGTGCCTTGCCGTGAATTGCTGCGATTTCCTGTACGGTATGGCTGGGGATGGTATACCCGCGCTCTTTTCGCTCTTTAAGGAGCGGTTTCTGAACATCAAACGCCGATAGCCATTGCGGTTTTTGCGCGCCAAAAAAGCCAGCGTTGCCGTATGCTGCGCTGGTTATCTCGTTTGCCAGATTAAAGATCTGATTGACCTCAAAGGCCATCTGCCGCAAAACGGCTGCGTGCTTGTCTTTAATTCGGACAGATAGTGTTTTGATCTGAATGTTCATGGTCGTATGTACATATAATGTGTTGATGTTCAGTTGATCGTCGTTATTTGGCGGGATGTCACCCGCCACACGGCGATGCGCTGATGCTGTTTACTTCCGCCAGGCGAAGCTAATTGGCTCCGGCGTAATCCACAGGTGGCGCATGTTCGCCACGTTCACCACATCATAATCCCGCGGGTAAATCTCCACGGCATCCCGATCCCCATAGCCAACGGCTGACTTTATCTCCTGCAATGCATCCCAACTGATGCCATCCTTCCACCGGCCAGAGCTGCCAATGCTGGTGGTGTTCACCGTCAGGCGAATAACACCGTTCTCTTCCTGAAACTCCTGAACAAGAAAGTAAGAGTTAGCCCACACGTTGCTCCGCTTGGGGCCGTGGCATCGTACCGGCCATTGCGATTCCGGTACCGGCTTGAGTATTCCGATCACGTCTCATGCTCCTTAATTTTTCGATGTGCTTTGCTGTTTCGATTTCTTCGGCGATCCGCTCAGCCTGTGCTTTGGTCAGCGGCTCGAATTCATGTTGAAAGCGGCCAATGCTGGCGATGCAGGTGCGACCGTTGCGGATGTAGTGGATTACTTCGTGGGTAGCGCGGAGGATTTTGCAGGACGCGCCGTGGGGATCGGCGTACCAGGTATTAGGCTGGATTATCCTGAACATTGGGCACCACCTTAAATTCGATTACCCAGACCCAGGGGTTGGCCTGCCAGTTTTCTTCGCCGTAGATGGACTTCCACAGTTCTTCCCACACCTGAAAGCCATAAGTAGCAGGGCGGAAGTCGTAAAGACCGCAGCCGATTTCCTTACAGATATCCCCAAGGGTAATGGCCTGCAATCGCTCAACTCGCACTCCGGTAATCTCCAGAGTTAGACGACTAGCCCAGCGCGGCATGTGAATCGAAGGCGTCCAGCGTATTTCATCAGCCAGCGGCACATTCTCGTAATGAGTTGGAACATGCTCAGGGTAATCCGCGCGATAAAGTTTCAGGTCCGGCGCGCCAGCACCAGCTTCAGCCCACGTTTCGCGCACCCAGATGCGATCGCCGACGGCACCGAACGGGCAGGTATAGCCTTCATTCTCATCAGCAACGCCAAATGCATCTTTCTTTGCAGGTTGCAGGTATCCGTTTTTATCGATCACGCCAGGTGTGTACCAGTGTGCGTTTAAATCCAGATCGTAACCGTTATGCGTTGGGTGGAAACCATCAGACGGCTGAACCTTCATGATGCGCCGCGTCTGCGTCTTTTTGCCGTCGAGGATGGCGCGCACCATCTCGCCGTTGAAAATCATTCCGCGCTCTTTCACTGCAACCCCCTTTGCTTATTCTTCAGCTCGATGACGGATTGGCACTCTGCACACGTCTGGCAGCCGGGAACGGCAGCGCGCCGCGGTTCGGGAATTGGTTCGTCGCATTCTTCGCAATGCTCCGCTGAAACGGCATTACGGTCGATGCGGTGAGCGGAAAGGGCAGCGTTACGCTGAAGCTCTTCAATCTCTGCTGCGGTATCGATGATGTCCATGGTCAATGCTCCCGGAACTGTCGGTTAATTCGGTTGAAGGTGAACGCCAGCAATAAAAAAGGAGCTTTAAGCTCCCGGGTGATGAGTGCCTTCATGCTGCACGCTCTGTGATTTTCTGAATTTCAGATTCCAGATCTGCAAGGAAGGTCTTAACCTCAGACTCGATTTCGCGCGCCAGCTCTTCATCGAAATGAATACGCTTCTTGAAATAGGCGAGGTCAGGCGGCAGGCGATCATCGAAACTAACGAAATCACACCATTTCCGCCCGGTGCACATCATCTGTGCATGCATTTGCAGCATGTACTGGCGCTTTGGTTCACCGGTTTTCAGCGTTTCGATATGGGTCCAGGTATTGGGGCATTTGATTTCGATAAGCCCGTCGTCGTTTACAAGTCCGTCCGGGCTGGCTGCGAATCCGGGTATGGTTGGGTGATCGATGAGTCCAACTTCAGTGATTTCCGCATTGAACTCATTCAGCGCGTACATTTCGCGTGCCACTGGCTCAAGTTCAGTGCCGCGCATCATCGCGGCATTCGAAAACCCTTCCTCCAGCTTCCCGGTCAGCCGTTGGCAAATCAGCTCGGCCATGTAGTTCTGGCGGCTGGTGGAGTAGCCCGACTTAGTCCGGGCCATGACATCAGCCAGGCGACTGGCTGTGACCTTGCCGCAGCGCGCAGCAAACCATTCAGGGGTGCGTTGCTCTATCATTCAGCCTCCGTCTCTGCGACATTGACAGGTTCGGCGTTGTCGACAGCAAGACTCATGTCATACATGCGTCGTTTCTCAACTGCGCCGATCACCTGCTTCTCTTCGGCGCTCAGCGCCACCCAGAACTCCTGATACTTAACGGTTCCAAGGCGCGCGGCGGACTCACCTTTTGCGATCAGTTCCGGGCGGCGGCTATCTGATTCATGGCCCGCATGAACCTCTGCCGTTGTTCCTTCAATTACTCGCTCTGCCTCGTCCTGGTCGAAGATGCCAGCGAAACCAAAGGCCAGACGCGCGCACTGGATCAGCGTCTTGTGGCGAAGCATGCGGGTAGGGTGGGACTGCCATGGCTGAGTGTTGCGTTTGCACTCTCCCATGTACTCGGTGACGATGGTCGGGTGCTTACGGTCTTTGCGGTAAATCTTGCAGGTACACGCGCCTTCCTCCTTGTCGTAAGAGAACTCCATGCCGTCAAACTGAGGATGCTCGTTGATAATGCGAGCCCATCCATCAACGCCGACGACCGGGACAATCCCGCCTTTATCTGGGAATGCGTAAATCTCTTTGGTCCATGGGTTCAGGCCGTACTGGTTGGCGACGATCAACAGGGCTGTAAACTGCTCGTCCGTGACGTTGCCACCTTTGAACGCTGTATTCTTCAGCGTATTCATCAGGTCTGTACCGGCATCCATGCCGAGGCGTGCGGCCAGTTTCCCGGCCATGGTGGAAAGTGCAGTACTCATTGTTAAATCCCTCAAAAATTAAAACGGGCAGCCGGTACGGTGTTCCCAGTCGTATTCCGCCTGGGCGTAAGCAACTACCGAAATGAAATCGTTGTAGGCCTCGCCAGCTTTATCGCTGCGAAGCCCTTCGTATGGGCTGGAGTCTATCGGGATCGTGAAGTGGAAGAGGCCGGACGGCTCTTTAGGCATCATGTCGATGATTTTCTGCGCCCGGTCGTCGATCCACTTCTCTTTCTCGTCGGTGATCTGCTGCTCAGCCCAGCGCCGATCTTCGATGCGGTCGTAAGTGAGGTATGCGTTCATGGTTGCCTCAGTAATGAATTTTCGCGCAGGGGATCAGGTCATCTTTCAGAGCGGTAAGCACTTCGATAGCCTGCTCGCGGGTTAAGCTGGTTTGGCTGGTGAGCGCGTTAACGATGTTGGTGCCGACCGTCTTGCGGTGCTTAACGTCAGCTTCACGCTTTGCCTGCTCATCGGCGAGGCGCTTCTCTTCGGCCAGGCGGGCATCTTCGGCCTGTTTGGCCTTCAGGCGCTCGGCTTCAACCGCCGCGGCTTTTTCGCGTTCCGCCCGGGCTTCCGCTTCCTGCTTCTCGCGAGCTGCACGCTGTTCCGCTTCGACGCGCTGGCGCTCCGCCAGTTCAGCGCGGGCTTTCTCTTCGGCTTCACGGCGCGCTGCGGCTTCAATCTCCGCTTTGTGCTTCGCTTCGGCATCGCGGCGGGCTTGTTCTGCCGCTTCCTGTTTCAGCCGCTCATCACGTTCACGCTGAGCCTGTTCCGCCAGACGGCGCTGCTCTTCGCGGTCACGGTCAAAATCCTTGTTCATCAGTAGAGCCATTTCGTGGTCCGCTTCGAACTTGGCAGCCAGTTCCTGATCGAACCTGATGTTCATCTCCAGCGCTTCGGCGTGCATCGCGTTCATGGCTTCTTCAGCCTTAATGCGTTCCTGCTCGGCTTCCCATTCGGTGAGTGGGCGGCGGGTCGCATCGCGCAGCTCGTCGCAGGCATCAACGAATCGCTTAATTTCGGCCTCAGCCGGACGCACAGCCTCTTTCAGGCGCTTCAGGTACTCACGGCCCGGCTTTTCGATTGCCGTCTTGCTGCGGGACACCTGCGCTGCCAGAGAGGCAACACGGTCACGGCCTTTCTTCGTGGACAGGTCCGGCACTTCGTTTACAGCCTGGCGGATTTGCTCAAGGTACGCGTCAAGGCCGCCCGCTACGTAAAGCACTGGGGCCTGTTCCGGCTTGATTTCGATGACAGTTAAGTCCGTTACTTCGCTCATGGTTTCTCCTGAAATTTGGATGTGCAGATCCCGCCCGCGTAATGCCAGGCCGAACGGTTGAATAGGGTGGTTAGTGCTGGATAGGGTTGCCGTGACCGTCAAGAAGGACGTCAATCACGCAGTCACTGAGTCGGATTATTTCTGCGTCAGTGTGCAGGTATACCCATTTGCGCTCCTGAATGACTGCTGAGACGCGATATGTGCGGCCTTCATGCAATGCCATCATGCCGGGCGTGACGCACTGGCGAATGAGCGGGGTGGTGTCGTAGTGGTTGATCATGCCTTCACCTCAACCTGTTCCAGGAGGCCAGCCAGCTTCATATGCCAGCGGTTCATCGTCAGCTTTTCACGCGGGTTAGATACCGACGTCAGCTGCCACTCGTTATCGTTGAGCTTTTTGGCGGTGTACTGCTTGCCGTTGTGGGTGACTGTCATCTCACACCACCTTGAATAAGAACCAGCCCATACCGCACACAATCAGGCCCACAATGGTTATTGCGGAAGACATGCGTACATGGTCAATGGCTAGTTTTGAAAGTGGCTGGCGATGTTCTTTTTTCGTCAGCGAGTTGATTGCTATGCCGAGCAGAAACGTCCCGACAAACCATAATGCGTATATCTTTAAGCCCAACTCCAAATCACTCATAAATCCTCTTGGCCTTATCGCGGCGAACGGAACGGTTAATACAAGACTTCAACGCATTTATTCAGTGTTTCAATGGGCGGTGGATGGCCGCCGGTTGTCATAACTTGAGCCACTCGTAAATGACTCCAGGTATGAAAAAGCCGCTGGTTAGGCGGCTATTGAGGTTCGCGCGGCTTGTGGTCGAATCGGTGCCACCCGTCAGTTAATTCAAATGGAGCATAACTTTCCCGGCGCTCAGCGAACCCAAGCTCAACAGACAGAGCGTGCAGCTCATGCCGACGCTTAATCTGTTCCATCGCAATCCAGTCAGCATCGGCATTGCGCTTTTGAGCTTGCTTCGGCGACAGGTCTAAACTGTTTATTTCACTTAGTTTCTGCTGACGCTTGATGTCCTGTTTCATATTGCGAAGCGCATTTATCATTGAGTCGATGCGCTTGATGTCGTCGATCATCCCCTTACCCTCTGTCGTTACCCGCTGATGCGGGAGAAATGCTTTGTGGTGCAGCGCCGGGTGCTTATCTTCCGGTTGCCGTCGATGCAGCTGCAATTCACTGCACTACAAAACATTCCAGTTATTGCCGGGGTATTTATCCGCGCCCGGCGCGCGCTTTCCCGCTATTCCCCAACAGCAAGAAATCGCTTACTCTTTAAGCTCCCCAACAGTAGAAAGGATATGTTCATGCAAACCATGCGGACCGTGTGCCCTGACTGCGGAAGTGAGATGTTCAACCAGCCCGATGATTTTGACTTTGAGACAAATTTCACCGGCGTCAGTTGTGCTGACTGTGGTCGCGAAATCACTAAGGACGATGTTGTCAATCAGGCCACGGACACGGTCAAAAAACAGATCGACGACATGCTCAGGAATTCCCTGAAAGGAGCTGGCTGGAAGTTCAAGTAACTTTAAAAGCTCCCCGGTCTGGGTAAGCACTTCGCTGGCGTCTACATTGAGCAGTAGTGGCGCCATTTTTTTATCTGACATATACACCCCTCTGATTGTTTACCGTCAGCCCCTCGCAAAGAGCTGCTGGTAAATCGTTTAGCCATAATTGCCGCTCTTCCTGAGCCCGCCTATGGTCCGACGCATGGTTTACTGTCGCGCCGTTCGACTGACCGAATCTCCACTTCGCCGCTGGCTAACTTCGCTCAGCTGTCGATGTTTCGTTTCGATGGGGTGAATTTAGCGTGATGCTAAATTATGCGCAATAGCAAAATGCTAAATTGTTGAATGGTTTTATTTAGCGTATTGATTAATAAGCGATTAAAAATTTACAGCGAAGGAATTCGGGACGTAAAAAAGCCCGCGCGATGGCGGGCTTGAGGGGTTTTGCGTGAGGTTATGGGATGTTTAGTATTTTGGCATCAACCACAACGCCGATGATTTTGCAGTTTCCATTAATTTCTAGCATTGGATATGCGGGGTTAAGGGGCTTTAGGAAGCGTCTGCCGGCATCGATTACAAGCTTCTTAAAGGTCGCTTCGTTATCGCCTTCTAGCTTCGCGACAACCAGCTTTCCGTTGCGCGGCTCGACTTCAGGATCAACAAGTATCGCTGCTCCCTCAGGTATGCTCAGTCCAGCCGGGGAGGTCATAGAATCCCCTTTAACGTCCAGCCAGAATGAATCTTCTGAGCAGTCAACAGTCGTGTCATACCAGCGATCTATCGCTCTTCGGTGATAAGGTTCTACAGCTTCCATCCATTGCCCCGCGCTTACCCAGCTGATTACAGGATAACTTCCTTTTGTCTCGTTCAGTCCTCGAAATGCAACGTTCGAAGGTTCTTCACTGGCGTGTAAAACATCCATCCAGCCAAAAGGCAGATCAAGCGCAGTTTCAATTTTGCGAGCCATCTTATCGCCGATATTGCGATGAGGGTTTGGTCCCAGTAGCTGGCTAAGCGCAGCCGGACTTGTCTCGATGAGCTCGGCAAACTGCGCTTTGGTCATTCCAGACTCGTGCTGACGCTTCTCGTACAGCGCTTCCAGGTTGGCTTTTCTGATTTCTTTATTTTCCATACCTGCATTGTTACTGCTTTTAGCAAAATGATAAATGTGCAAATTGCTAAATGATGCTTGCGTAGTATTTAGCATAACGCTAAACTCCAAATCAAACGACTCACCCGGAGACACCAATGAGCACTGAACTACACCGCTGGCGCAAGGCCGCCACTACCGACGAATGGGCGCAGCTCGCAAAGTTGGCTAACACGACGCCAGGTTACCTGGACCAGATCGCCTACGGAAATCGCCGGGCATCTCCAGAAATGGCATCTGCTATCGAGAAAGGCACGAAGAATTTTCACCGCCAGGCTCCGGTCCTAAAAGAAAGCCTGGTATTCGCATCGCCGCGTGATACTGCGGCCTAACCACGAAAGGGAAAGCAATGCATTCACTTGCGTATCAACACAATACCGGAATACACCCGGGAGCGATGATAAACCGCGCTCAACCTAAGGCGGCGCCTGACCACGAAAAGATCCGCGATGCGGTCCGGGCATGGTCTTCGGCGCTGGACAATCAGGACGTCGTTTCGGCACTGATCATCAACGAATACCGGGAGCAGGGCGGGACCGCCATCAGCTTTCCTGACGACATCAGCCGTGCGCGCCAGAAGCTGTTCCGCTTCCTGGATAACCGTTTCGACTCCGAACAGTACCGCGAGAACGTGCGCCAGCTGACACCCGCAATCATGTCCGTATTGCCGCTGGAGTACCGCAACCGCCTGGCGCCGCAGAACGACACGATGTCGCTGATCGCTTCTGCGATGAAAGAGTGTGCTGAAGCTAAACAGGCCGTGCTTTTGGACGCCCCAGAGCATCAGAAGCTGAAAGAGGTAAGCGAGGGTATAGCTTCGCTGTTCCGCCTCATGCCGGAGCAGGTAGGCCCACTGATGACGATGGTCACGTCGATGCTGGGGGTTATGTGATGGGAAGTATCAAAAATGGCGAAAGCCAGTCTGCGCGAACAGAACTGGCCTTCAGATGCAAATCGTGTGCACTCATTGCAGGAGGAATAATGGCAAAAAATCCACGCTATTACCATACCGCTGTACATAAAAACATAGCCCGCGACCGCTTCATCCGCTCGGTTAACCCGATTGTGGCAGAGAAGATGCGCGCCATCCTGGAAGAATTGAAACGTAAGGAGAGTGGCCGTGGGTAACGTATCCAATTTAGCCGAAGCCAGAGAGGCCAGAAGGCTCCAGAAACCGCGCACGAATGACGGTAAGGGGTTTGCCTTGCTGCACCGTAAAATTATGGATGTGCCGTTCTACAAGGACGCTGAGGCGGCTCATTTATGGGTTCACCTGCTCCTGCGCGCTAATCACGAACAGACACTGGTATCGACTGATGTTGGCGATGTGATCTGCGAGCGCGGCGAGTTCATCACCGGGCGTAACACGCTGGCAATGGAAACGGGTTTGACCGCTGATCGCGTTAAATCACTGCTCCGTAAATTCCAGAATCTGGGCATGATCACCACCAAATCGAACAACCGTTTTACTGTTCTAAAAGTGGTCAAATATGACGAATATCAGTCAAATTTTTGTCCAGCCGATGTCCAGCCAGTGTCCAGCGCAAACGCAGTAATAACAATGCCTGTGGAGGATGTGTGTCCAGCCGATGTCCAGCCGGTGTCCACAGATAACAATATATTAAATAACTTACTACCTAAAGGTAGTAAGTATGTCGCAAATGACCAGAACCCCGCTGAAGAGAAAAAGTCCCGTTTGTCATGCGATGAAGTATGGCAATGCCTGAAAGACGAACTGCCTGAAGCCCGGGGATGGAGATGCCTCACTGATGAGCGACGCAATCTGATCCGCACCTTCTGGGGTAAGGCTAACAAGATTGCCCGCAACCTGGACGGCAAGCCGATGGATATGGACGGTTTCAGAAGCTATCTGCGATATATCGCTCAAAACTGCCGCTGGATGCTTGAAGACCGACCAGACCAGAAATCCGGGAAAACCTGGCGCCGCATGAAATTCGATAAGTTCCTGACCGAAAAGCTCTACATCGAAGTGCGCGAGGGGGATCGTGATGACCGCTGAATTCATGGCTGTGCCACAAAACCTCGAAGCGGAGCAGAGCGTTATCGGTGGCCTGCTGCTGGATGATGACAACAGCGAGCGAGTCCAGAAGGTTCTGGCGATGCTCAAGCCTGAGTCGTTCTACAGCCGACCTCACCAGCTGATCTTTGCCGAGATGCGCCAGATGTTCCGCGACAACAAGCCAGTCGATGGTCTGACATTGTTCGACGCGCTTGAAGGAAAAGGGCTCGCGGAGCAGGTAGGTGGCTTTGCTTACCTGGCGGAGATAGCCAAGAACACTCCAAGCGCAGCAAACATCGTGGCATACGCAGAATCAGTCCGGGAAGCCGCAATGGAGCGCTACGGTATCAACCGTCTGACCAAAGCTACTGAGCTGCTGTATTCCCGCAACGGTATGAGCGCTACGCAGAAGTATGAGGCCATTCAGGGTATCTTCACCCAGCTCGCAGATCATTCAAAAACCGGAAATCGTCGTGGGTTGCGGTCGTTCGGCGAGGTTATGGATGACTGGGTAGCAGATCTGGAAAAACGATTTGACCCCTCAGGCGAACAGCGCGGCATGAGTACCGGTATCCCGTCACTCGACCGGCTGCTGGCGCCGAAAGGTCTGGTTAAAGGCTCTCTGTTCGTAATTGGCGCAAGGCCAAAAATGGGCAAAACAACCCTGTACGGGCAGATGGCGATCAACTGCGCGGTTCGTGAGAAAAAGCCGGCGCTGATGTTCAGCCTGGAAATGCCAGGCGACCAGATCCTCGAAAAACTGGTTGGTCAGAAGTCGGGCATTAACCCGAGCATTTTTTACATGCCCGCCACGGATGATGCCGATGACCAGTATCAGGGCGACTACGACGGCGACTTTAAGAAGGCGATCGCAACAGCCGGGCGGCTGAGTGAAATCGACATGCTGTACATCGACGACACTCCTGGCCTGTCACTGGCGCATATCGTTACCGAATGCCGTCGAATTAAGCGCGAGAAAGGCTGCGTAGGCATGATTCTGGTTGACTACCTGACGCTGATGACCGCCGAAAAAGCAGACCGTAATGACCTGGCCTACGGGATGATCACCAAAGGGTTGAAGAACCTGGCCAAAGAGCTTGGCTGCGTCGTCGTGCTGCTGACTCAGCTCAACCGCGAACTGGAGAAGCGAGTGAATAAACGCCCGTTGCCGAGTGATTCCCGCGACACAGGACAGATTGAGCAGGACTGCGACTACTGGGTTGGTATCCACCGGGAAGGTGCTTTCGATGACAGCGTGCCGCCGGGCGAAACCGAGTTAATCCTGCGACTCAACCGCCACGGCAGTACCGGAACGGTTTATTGCAATCAGATTAACGGGGCAATTTACGACACAGACCAGCATGCCGCCGCCGCAGAACGTCGCGGGCGCGAGCAGCAGCCGAAAAAGAAAGGGGGCTTCTGATGAAAGGCAAACAGGCAATTCTGCGTTATCTCGAAACGCACCGGACCTTCACTGCGAAGGATGTGGCCACAGAGTGCGTCATGACCATCAACTGCATCACCAAGAACGCTATCGATCTGGAGCGGGCCAGGAAGATTGTGCGCGTGAGCAAGGTCTGGCGAACGGTGACTTACCGCCTGGCGACGCCGGAAGAGCAAGATGGTACCGCGCGCAGCTGCACCAACGGAATATTTCAGGAGTGCCGCAACAGCGCGGCGATGAAGCGAGTATTGATGGTTTGGGGGAGGGTAGGGGTATGAGCAACAAATACGAAGATCTGATTAAAAACGCCAGGGTGAATGCAGAATGTGGTGAGCACATGTCACCGGCAGAAGTTACGACTCTGCTTAACGTGTTTGAAACCACATTCGCTGCGCTGGCTGCGGAGAATGCGGGGCTGAAGCAGTTCCCTGACCAAATCGTTAGCTTCATCGGAAAGTTGGGCTCAAGCGAAATCGGCAGAGACACGAAAGAAAAAATTGAGTTCGCTGCGAATAAGGTCAAAACCCCAGCCACCGACGCTTTCCTGGCTGAAGTGCGGGCGCAGGGTGTGGAGATGTTTGCCGCACATAAGCGAGAACGACAGCAGGCTCTGCGTAGCCGAAGCATGAGGATGTCTGAAGAGGCTGCTGGCATGGCCGCAGATGCTGAGAACTTCGCCGACGAGCTTCGCAAAGGAGTGCAGTCATGAGCGATAGATTTTACATGCTTTGTACTCGCGAAACGGTTGGCAGTAACGCGTCATTCCACTGCCACAACGGCAACGGATATAGCTCCAATATAGACCGCGCCCACGTGTACACCCGTGAAGAAGCTCAAAGAAGCTGGGAATTGGGTAGAGAGATTGATCAGCCGGTTTGCGCTGACAGTGTTGATTCCATGGCTGTCTGGCATGTCGATTGTCAGTACATACCTACCGAAAGTGTTATTGAGCCTGGCTGTGAGTCCTATGTGGCCTACAAAAAAGGCAGTTGGAACGGTAACGATGTGTACTGGTTGCAACATGGAGGCCTTCCAACTGACGACTTCAGTAAGGCATTCGTTTTTGTATCCGCCAACACGGCAGAGCCTGGCATTGTCTGGATTCCTTTTGCTTTAGCTGACAAGGCTAAGCGCCGCACGTTCAGCATCAATGAGTTTAACCGACGCACCATGGTTCAGGCGGCAGGGCTTGTCATGCCTGAGTGGCTGAAAAAGCACAACCGAAAAAAATCACGCAGCGGTAAGGTTCGCTGGAATTGCCCTTGCTGCGGAAAGATTAGCTGGCAGCTAAATCCATACGATTTCGATGGCTGCAGTGACATTGAATGTGAAGGTTGGAGGACCGCCCAATGAGCAACATCGACAAACGCGATATTCACAATCAGCAATTGAAGGCGTTTATTACTGGCTTCCTTACCGACCCAGCGCATGACAATCAGTCGCCTCGCAGCATGACTGCAGAGGTGTTTCGTATCGCGCTGGCATCTCTCGAAGCGGATCCTGTGGCGTGGCGATCGCTTTATTACGAGAATCACGGCCTTCTGACAGATTCAAAAAATGTCCTGGCATCCTGGCAAAAGCAAGGCTGGGAATGTGAGCCGCTTTACACCGCCCCGCCAGCACCGATATCTGATTCGCTCCTGTCAGATCTCTTGACGATTGCGAAAACTGCCGCCAATGCGGCAGACGAGTGCGCACATGCTGAGTTTGGCGACGACTCGATGGAACATTCAGCCGCAATAGCTGACTGGGAGCGCCGCGCCGCCATGCTTCAGGGTGCCGATGGCAACTCTCCTGTGATTGCGAAAGCATACGACATTGAAGCGTTCGGCGTATTCAGTGCAACTGAAGGCAAAAATGGTCTGCTGCTGCAGATCGAGCAATTTTGGTTCGGTACCGAAAACTGCCCGCAGATAGGTAAGGAAAATATGGTTCCGAAGTTTGCTCTTCAGGCAATCATCAATAGGCTTCAGGCTCATTGCAATAGCATGGGAGAAGATACGCTGATTGATATTTTTGCATCTTCAGCAGCACCTCAGCAGGAGGATAAATGACTCCACTACTCTGCCCATTTTGCGAATCGACAGCGCTTGGTATTGGCTACTCATTCAGTATTATGGGAAAGAAGCGCTACGTCCACTGCAAATGTGGTGCTCATGGGCCATTAAAGCGCAATAAGGCTGAAGCAATTTCTGCATGGAATAGCCGAATGAAGGTGTGGTTTTACGACCCAGAAACGCTGGCATGTGCTGGCGAGCGCAGGAGAACTGCGGCTTACATTGATAGTCTTAAGCAAGACGGCTTCACGCTAGAACTAATTGCAGCACCGCAGCAGGAGGTACAGCCGTGAGTAATCACATCATCAAATATGACTATCGTGACGGCGTAAAACTTGCGAAGCATGAAACAGAAACATGGTGCGGACATAAGCCTCAATTTTCTGACTGGTTGTTTCAGGACGCTCAGCATGCACTGTTGAGCATTGAGCAGGGTTCATTGCAGGTTCCATGCAAGAAGTGCCTCGCTGCAATCGTCAAAACGGCTAAGGAGGTGAAGCCGTGATTACAGCGCTGGCGTGGCATTTCAATGACAGCATTTATGGTTGGATGCTGGCAATAACAGCAATTCAGGATTTGGCTGTAGCGGCTTATATTTTCAGCTCGTGTAGAGGTCGCCATGCCTAACCCATTCGACGCAGCAAGGCTGTAAGAAAAATAGCAAACTATTTTAACTCATTGATATATACACATGTTTTACAATTTAACTGCTTCATTTCCTCTTGCATGGTGGTACATTCATTTGGCGATGTAAAACCAACAGGAGGCGTTATGAGTATCGATCAACTTTGCATGAAACAAGAGTGTTGGGCATTGGAGATGCTTGGTAGGGTTGGCGCTTTAACGCAGTGCCCTCATCATGAGGGCACTTATGTTGATGAGGGCATAGAAGAGTCCGACATCTACAAATACGCAGCCGGAGCTTATAAAAAAAGCAACGGTAGTCATCTATTCGAAAGCTTTAAAGAGATGACTGATGCTGTTAAAAGCGCATACGAAGAACACGGTGGAAATGATGTTTGCCCGCAGTGCTTTAAACGCGTGGACGACTAACTCATTGGCCTCTCCGGAGGCCTTTCTCTTCAGTTGATTTTGTTGAATCAACCGTCCATACTTTCTTTGCTGATGGTCTGAACACCCATTGGTGACTTCTGCGCATTTAAGGGGACTTAAATGCGACCACAATCTGAACTCCTCACATTGTCACAGATGCAGAAATGCACCTGCGATTTTCTGCATTCTGCGGTTTCCGTTAAGGAGGCCGTATGACTCTGCCAGTAGACGGTATCAAACTCCATCGTGGCAACTTCGCGGCCATCGGCCAGCAGATTCAGCCATTGCTGGATGCCGGGCAGTGCTTCCGCCTGCAGGTTAAGCCGTGGCGAGAGAAGCGCAGCCTGTCACAGAACGCGCTCAGCCACATGTGGTACACGGAAATCAGCGAGTACCTCATCGCCCGCGGCAAGACCTTCGCTACGCCTGAGTGGGTCAAAGACGCGATGAAGCACACCTATCTCGGCTACGAAAGCAAAGACCGTGTAGACGTCGTGTCCGGCGAGGTCACCACCGTCCAATCCCTCCGCCATACGTCTGATCTGGAAACTGGCGAAATGTACATCTTCCTGTGCAAGGTCGAAGCCTGGGCGATGAATATCGGCTGCCACCTGACCATTCCGCAGAGCTGTGAATACCAGCAGCTGCGCGATAAGCAGGAGGCCTGATGTCTACTCCACTTTCCCGCATCATCACAAACGAAATATTCCGCGTTCCTGCGCGCCGCCAGCGTAAGCCTGCGGTTAAGCCGTCCGACATCCCGACACTGAAGGGCTACACCGCCCGTCTGGTGGATCAGAAATGGCTGCGTCTCGCGGCGAGGAGAAAATCTGCATGAGCATGTATCAACGCATTAATGGCGCTGAATGGCGCAATATTTTCGTCGTCGGCGATCTGCATGGGTGCTACACGCTGCTGATGAATGAGCTCGAAAAAGTTTCGTTCGACCCTGCGTGTGATTTGCTGATTTCGGTTGGAGACCTTGTTGACCGCGGCGCGGAAAACGTCGAGTGCCTGGAGTTGATTACTATGCCTTGGCTCCGGGCTGTGCGAGGAAACCATGAGCAGATGATGATTGATGGGCTGTCGGAGTATGGAAACGTCAATCACTGGCTGGTAAATGGTGGCGGTTGGTTCTTCAATCTCGACTATGACAAAGAAGTGCTGGCTAAGGCTCTGGTTCACAAAGCGGCTGAGTTACCACTCATCATCGAGTTGGTTACCTCCGATCGAAAAATAGTCATCTGTCACGCTGACTACCCGCACAACGAATATGAATTTGATAAGCCAGTGCCGAAAGAAATGGTCATCTGGAATCGTGAGCGGGTTAGCGACGCTCAGGACGGCATTGTCTCGCCGATATCCGGTGCTGATCTGTTTATCTTCGGACACACCCCAGCGCGCCAGCCCCTGAAGTATGCCAACCAGATGTACATCGATACCGGTGCCGTGTTCTGCGGAAACCTCACGCTGGTACAGGTTCAAGGTGGTGCCCATGCGTAAACCATCCCGCCGTAAGTGCAAAGTATGCGGTGAATACTTCGTGCCGAAATTCCACGACATCCGGATCCGCTGGTGCTGTCCGGAGCACGGCGCAATCCTCGCGATGGAGGAGCGCGAAAAGGAGAAGGTTAAAGCCGCGGCTAAGCGCATCAAGGAGCGCAAAGAGAAAGAGCGCGCGGAACGCCGGGATCTGAAAGCGAGAAAGGTGGCGCTAAAAACGAAACCGCAGTGGAGATCGGAAGCGCAGGCGGCATTCAACCGGTACGTCCGTCTGAGGGATGCAGGTAAGCCGTGCATCAGCTGCGGCAGGCTGCCAGAGCAGAAGTTTGGCGGAACCATGGACTGCGGACACTATCGCACCCGTGGCGCTGCCGCGCATCTGGCTTTCAACCTTCACAATACCGCTGCCCAGTGTGTCTATTGCAACCGGGATCGGGACGGCGCGCAAAAGGCATTTGAACAGGGCCTTATCGAGCGCATCGGTGCCGAAAAAGTTGAGGCGATAAACAACGATAACTCCGTCCGCCGGTTCGACATCCAATACCTGCAACGCATCAAATCCATTTTCACCCGTAAAGCCCGCGCGCTGGAGAAGCGCCGCGCCCGTCAACAGGAGGCAGCATGATAAAGCCAGTTTTCGGCATAGGTGGCCCGCTGACGGACGCCGATTTTAACGCTATCAGGATGAGCAAGAGGCAGGCACAACACGCGGCTGACAGGCTAGCAAGGAAGACGGTATCTGATGGGCTATCCACTTACGCAAAAGGATTCGTATTTGATGCAGGTGAGCATTACCGAATTTCTGTGTGCGTAACTAGGCCGAGGGCGATTTGATGACCAGTGACCAGATAGCCAGATACCAGGCCGAAAGCGTTAAGCGCGCCAGTCTGCCGCCAATAGCAAAGCACAGCCAGACCAAAACCAACCAGCCAAAGAAGGAGGCCGCATGAAACTGGAATTAACCAACGAGCAGCATCAGTGGATTGATCAGTGGCTCCAGTTGTGGGGTGCATGGTCGCAGACCGGGAAGATAGACAAGGCGATGATCAACATGATTGCCAAGTTTATGGCGACCGTCGAACCGCAGCAGGCATCTCGCCCGGTATGTAGCGACGACGACGGTATGCTGATTGACGCAGTGCTGCGCCATTACCTGAAAAATATCGACGAGAACGCCTGGCGTGTTGTCTTCGCCTATTACGTCTGCAACTCCAGTGAGATCCGCATCGCCAGCTGGCAGCACGCTGTGAGCAAACCTCGAGTGATGAAGACGCGTGGCGGGAATCAGTATAAGCACCCGAGCATATCCACCATACGCCGGGAGGTGAAGGAAACACTTAACGCGGCACTGTTCTGCCTGTATCAACCGCTGCAAAATGCCTTTATCAGCCGCGATAATGTGAACAAAGTTGCAAAAAATGTTCACAACGTGCTTGCTTTTCAATGAACAAATGAGCAGAATAATTCGTATATGTTGCCATTGTTGTGTGTGACATGAATGAATAACCAGCCTCGCCATCGTGCGGGGCTTTTTTATTGGCTGATTTAGCTCAGTAGGTAGAGCGCCTGCCTTGTAAGCAGGATGTCGGCGGTTCAACTCCGTCAATCAGCACCAGAATCCCGCCAGCTGGGATAGGCCGTAGAGCCGACATTGCCTTACCCTCATCTTCCCGGCCTGTCGCCGGGTTTTTTATTCAGGCCGCAGACAATCACTTTCAGATGCCCCGTAGCTATCGTGTTTGACGGCCTTTCCCACTACACGAACAGCACCCGCTAACTACGCGAGGTGAGAGCATGTATCGCATGGAAAAAATAACCACTGGTGCTGCCTATGGCGCTTCAGCCGGGAGCATCCTAAACGGCATGCTTAATGCCTACAGCCCCGAGCAGTGGAACGCTATCGGCGTGCTGGTGGGTATCATCATTGCCGTACTGACGTATCTGACGAATCTCTATTTCAAGATCCGCGAAGACAACCGCCGCAGCAGGAGCCGAGATGAACCCAACGTTGAGGAATAAGCTGGTGGGTGCCATTGTTGGCGGATCCGGAGCCATCACCATTGCTGCAGTAATGCTGGGCAATGCCGATGGGCTGGAAGGACGGCGCTATTACGCCTATCAGGATGTGGTCGGCGTCTGGACTGTTTGCGATGGGCACACCGGAGCGGACATTCGCCGCGGTCACCGATACACCGACAAAGAGTGCGACAACATGCTGAAGGCCGATCTGCGAAAGGTGGCAAATGCTATCGACCCGCTGATCAAGGTTCGCATTCCTGAGCCAACCCGCGCCGCGCTTTACTCCTTCACCTATAACGTTGGCTCTGGTGCTTTTGCCAGCTCGACGCTGCTGAAGAAGCTGAACGCCGGAGACGTGCCGGGGGCATGCAAAGAACTGCAACGCTGGACGTATGCCGGTGGCAAGCAGTGGAAGGGACTGATAACCCGGCGCGAGATTGAGCGCGAAGTTTGCGAGTGGGGCCAGAAATGAGCCGATTAACAGCAATCATCTGTGCTGTCGTTATCTGCCTGCTCGTTTCCATGGCCTGGGCGATTAACCACTACCGCGACAACGCCATCGCTTATAAAGACCAGCGCGATAAAGCCACTGAGAAACTCAGCCTGGCTAACACCACCATAAAAGACATGCAGGCCCGCCAGCGTGATGTCGCTGCACTGGATGCCAAATACACCGGAGAACTAGCTGATGCGAAAGAAACCATTGAGCGTCTGCATAGCGATGTCATTGCTGGCCGTAAGCGGCTGCAGCTCAACGCAAACTGTCCCGCGAACGGAACGACCGGCTCCAGCGGCATGGGCGATGCTTCCGGCCCCCGACTTACTGACTCCGCTGAACGGGATTATTTCACCCTCAGAGAAAGAATCGCCACAGTGATGAAGCAGGTTGGCTATCTTCAGGAATATCTAAGCACTCAGTGCTTGAAGTAAAGGTTTTCTTAATAGTTGCATCTGGTTGTATTGTAGGCTCTGTCTACAACAAAATAAGGTGCTCATATATGCAACAGTTGCTGAGTGGAATAGATGATTGCTTGTCTAAAAAGAATTGGTTTGGTGCTTTATTCATAGCAATATCACTTCCTGACATCTGTGGCGCGACAGAGGATAAAATCAAAGGAAATGGCGCGAGGTACAAGGACTGGTTTAATCGCTATCTTAAGCCAAGATATAACGCTGATAACATGTATGACTATTTAAGTCTCACCAGCCCTGCAATGGTTCAGAGCATGCCTGAAGGAATAAAGCAAAGCTTAAGGGCGCAAAAACCCGTAGTCTCATTCACTGCAGAAGACTGTTGGAGTTTAAGGAATGCATGTTTGCATGAAGGCGTTGATGAAACGAAGCTAAGGAAGTTTAAGATAACGACCCCTGCGCGAGAAAACCTTCATGCACATATGAATGCTTTTAATGGTGTTCTGCAATTAGATGTTATTGAGTTATGTAATGATATAGCTAATGGCGTGAGGAGATGGCTTGTTGATATGCAAGAAAATCCTGAGGTTATGGAAAAACTTACGAAAATGATGACCATCGATAGTCTGATTTTTGACGGGTTTATTGAATACAAAACTGCAAAATAATACAGCCATATTATTGAATTGTAATGCCATCACCATGCTGATGGCATTTTCTTCAACAGTGGCTTGTGAGGGTCTTCATGTCCGACATCTACCAAATCACGCTAACCACTCAAACAGGCGAAACCTTCACGGGCAAGATGTCACGACGTCAGCCTGAGTTGGTTAATGGCTTTGTGCCGCTGGCGACAGAGACGGGCGAGTGGCTTTATTTCGCTCCGGCCGATGTGAAGCGCGTGCAGTTTACGCCAGTACCGGCAGAGCAGACCGAACAGCCAGCAGGACAAACAACGGAGTAACGAATGAGCAAACCGGACTGGGAGGCCATCGAGACGGCGTACCGGGCCGGAGTGATGTCCCTCCGAGAAATTGCTTCACAGCACGGTATTAGCGAAGGCGCTATCCGTAAGCGTGCCAAGCGTGACGACTGGTCGCGTGACCTCAATGCGAAGATTCAGCAAAAGGCTGATGATCTGGTACGCAAACAGGAGGTACGCAAACAGGTACGCAACGAAAGCACTTTGACCGAGCGCGTACTGATAGAGGCGACTGCCGAGGTAATTGCCACGGTACGCATGGAGCACCGGGGAGACATCCGCCGGGCTCGTGAACTGACCAACACGCTATTCGATGAACTTGGTGCGCAGTGCGCAGATGTAAGCGCGCTCGAGCAGTTGGGCGACATCATGTTTGACCCCGACGATAAAGGGCGGGACCGGCTCAATGAAATTTATCAGAAAGTGATCAGCCTGCCTTCCCGCGTTAAATCCATGAAAGACCTGAGCGACAGCCTAAAGACGCTGATCGGCCTCGAGCGTGAGGCATACAGCATCGAGAATAAGGCTGAAACGAAAGAGGTCACCCATAACGTCATGCTGGTGCCAACCAGTGACAACGTGGATGACTGGGAGGCGGCAGCGCAGAAACATCAGGACGGGGTGCTCGGTGGATGAATTACAAAGCTGTATGGAAGCCACTGCCTGGATCTCAGTCCCTGGCGCTGAGCTGCCCGTGTAACGAAATCCTGTTCGAGGGCACTCGCGGACCGGGCAAGACAGCTGCGCAGTTAGCCAGGTTCAGGCGTAATGTCGGCGTGGGTTATGGCTCGTTCTGGCGCGGCGTCATTTTCGACACCGAATATAAGAACCTTGCCGACATCATCACTCAGTCGAAGCGTATGTTTCGCCTATTCAACGACGGTGCGCGCTATCTGTCATCTGCGAGCGAATTGCGATGGGTATGGCCCACAGGCGAGGAACTTCTCTTCCGCTTCGGCAAAGAGGCAGACGACTACTGGGATTTCCACGGGCAGGAATTCCCGTTTATCGGCTTTAACGAGCTGACTAAACAGCAGTCCCCGGAATTCTACGAAATGATGTTCTCGTGCCGACGTTCATCGTTCAGGCCGGAAAACTACCCGCTGGAGAATGGCAAGTTACTGAGGCCAATCCCGCTAGAGACATTCAGCACGACCAACCCGTTTGGCATCGGGCATACCTGGGTGAAGAAGCGCTTCATTGAGCCAGCGCCGCGCGGAACCGTACAGCGCGACCGGCAAATGGTATTCAACCCTCAGACTGAGCGAGAAGAGGAAATCACGCTGACCCGCGTGGCAATCCACGGCTCGTTTAAAGAAAACCCGTACCTCGACCCGCAGTACATCGCGACCCTGATGGCCATCAAAGACCCTAACCGACGCAAGGCCTGGGTAGAGGGCTCCTGGGATGTGACCAGTGGCGGACGATTTGACCACCTGTGGAATGAAGCGCTGCACGTCATTAAGCCGTTCCGCATACCGGATAGTTGGACCGTCGACCGCTCCCATGACTGGGGTGAGTCGAAGCCGTTCTCTAACCTCTGGTGGGCCCAAGCTGACGGCACTGCCGCCGAGCTGCCAGATGGTCGACAGTTCTGCCCGCCGGCTGGTTCGATAATCCTGATCGGAGAATGGTACGGCTGCCCGCCTGACGAGCTGAACAAAGGCCTGAACATGTCATCCACCAACGTCGCGAAAGGCGTGGCGTGGATTGACAAGCGGCTTGTGGGCGAAGACGTCGACGAGCCGGAAGAGATTCAAATCGACGGGGTCACGCAGGGCCAACTCAACATTGTGCCGGGAATTTGCTCGGAGGTTATTCCTGGCCCAGCTGATAGCGCCATTTTCAACACTGGCGACGATGAGTTATCGATCGGTCAGAAAATGGAAAATCAGGGTGTTGAATGGCTTGAGGCCAATAAGAAGCCAGGCTCTCGAGTCAACGGGGCTTCGGTATTCGCCGACATGCTTGAGGCGGTGGTTGAGGGTAAGAAGCTGGAATCTGGAATTCCTGAGAAGCCTGCTTTTTACGTGTTGGAGCATTGCCGTGGCTGGATTAGCCGCATACCCGTGCTGGTTCGCGACAGCAAAAACCCGGATGACGTAGATACCCAGCAGGAAGACCACGACTGGGATGCTACCCGTTACCGCGTGCTGCACTCACCTCGCCGTTCAGGGGCGATATTCTTCACATAAGGACAACTCAGTGAGTAACGATACAGAAATGCAAGTCCTCGCTGGGCTGATTGTGAATAGCCTCAACGAGGTATCGCGATCTCGACAGCTTTATGCGGCTGGCTTCAATAAATCAGGCAACACCAAGCGACATCATCTGTGGTGTGAATTTGGCTATCCTGAGCGCCTCGACTTTGACCACTTCTACAACATGTATGAGCGCAACGGTGCCGCGTTCGGTGCTGTTCATAAGTTGCTCGATGCATGCTGGACTGATACCCCGGTGATCGTCGACGGCGATGAGACGAAGAAGTCTAAAAAGTCGACGCCATGGGAAAAGAAAGTCACCAAGCTCATGAAGAAATACTGGGCCAAGGTGAAGGACGCTGATAGACGTAACCTTGTCGGTCACTACTCAGCCCTAATTCTTCAGTTTGCCGATAGTCGTGAATGGTCTGAGCCAGTTAATCGTGACGTAATGCGTAATTCGCGCGAGCGTGGCCTGGTGAAGATGATTCCTGCATGGGAATCGCAGGTAAAGCCTGGCGAATTAGAGCAGGATCAGAAGTCCCCTGATTACGCCATGCCGAAGTTTTATTATTTTCAGGAGCAACCTGTAGGGGACAACGGCAGTATTGTTGGTCCTATGCGCTCAATCAAAATTCATCCTGAGCGCATCATTATTTTTTGCGAGGGTTCAGAAGATGAATCCTCACAGGCTGGCATCCCGTTCTTGCGTGCAGGCTATAACGACCTGCTGGATATGGCTAAAACCTCCGGCGGCAGCGCTGAGGGGTTCCTGAAAAACGCCAGCAGGCAGCTCGGCATTAACATGTCGAAAGACACCAAGATTGACAAAATCATGGAGGATGCCAAGAAGGCTGGTTACTCGGGGCTGGCTGAGGCGCTTAACGCTGCTATCCAGAAGCTTAACTCTGGTACAGATTCGGCCCTGGTGACGCAGGACGGAGAGGCTAAAGTGCTTTCCGTTGCCGCTGCCGATCCGAGTCCAACGTGGACAGTGTCAGCTAACCAGTTTTCATCTTCAGTCCAGATGCCATTCACCATCTTGTTTGGTCAGCAGACAGGAAGGCTTGCTTCAGATCAGGACAAAAACGACTTTGCCAAGCGCTGTAATGGTCGCCGCAACGGGTTCCAGACTGACCGGGCAAGTGCAGTTATAGAACGGCTTTGGACTGTGGAGGTTATCGAACCACCTAAATCTGGCGAAATCACGTTAACCTGGTCTGATCTACTCGCTCCAAGCGAGAAAGAGAAGATTGCCAACATGAAGGAAATGGCTGCGGTGGCGAAGGATACCCAGCAAGCCTACGGCACACCTGCTGTTGATGAGAACGAGGTCAGGGAAGCGGGAGAACTTGAGCCGCGTGAAGATGTTAAGCCGCCTGATCCAAATAAAAAGGTAACGACCGATGATCCTCTTTCCGATGACGCCGGAGCAAAAGACGAAAGTCGGGACACCGGTAGTTCCGCGCAGCAAGGTTGACCCAACCCTATCGGCAAAGCAGGTAACCGCGATGTTCCGGGATATCGAGAAGCGATATATCGGCATCAAGCGAGCGCTGAAATCTCTGTTCGACCAGCGCCTTACCGGGCGTGAGCGCGAGGTTAACAGCCATAACTGGCACTTCCTTTGTCATGACCACGGCGCGGATATGCGCCTCTACCAGGTAAACGCCGGCAAGTTCATCTACGACATGTCGGCGCAGGAACTGGCGGACCTGCTGGAAGCGGTGCAGGCCATTCTCGACGATTACCTGCTGGATGGTGGCGAGCAAAATCTCTGGGCGAAGGATTACGTCGTCGCAGAAGCGCAGCGCGGCACGCTTGAGGCATTCAATAACCTCTCGCAACAGTCGCAGGTGTATGCCAGTCAGACGACGCTGCAGCAGCTTTTAAGCAGTCCCGGTCATCTTAATCAGGTGGCAGCGGCAAGGCTGACAACGTTCAGTGACTGGAAGGTCATCAGCGATACAGCCCGCGGCGACCTGACCAACATCATCACCGATGCGGTCGCGCGCGGGGTGAACCCTCGCGAGACGGCCAGCGTAATCAGCAAGCGCCTCGATGTGTCGATGTCGAAGGCAAAGACCATCGCTCAGACTGAGCAGGTCGGCGCACTGCGGCAGGCACAATGGAACGAAACCGACTGGGCTGCTGACCGGCTGGGGCTGAATACCGGCCTACTGTGGTTGTCAGCGCTAAAACCAACGACGCGAACCTGGCATGCCAGCCGCCACGGCAAGGTCTACACCACCGAAGAGATTCGGGACTTCTACGCCGAGAACGGCAACCGGTACAACTGCTACTGCAGCCAGATCCCAGTGCTGCTCAACGACGACGGCAGCATCTTCAATGAGGGGCTGGCTGAGAAACTGGCGAAAGAGAGGAAAGCTTGGAAATCCGAGTCGGAGTGATATCATCATGTAAATGATAAAGTTGCTTAAGGGTGAGCAATGAGCAGTGTAACTCCGGCAGAAGTCGGTTCATTCTTTTTATCTCTAGTTGTTCCAATCACCACTGGGGTTGTGGCAGCAGGATTTACTGCATTTTTCGCTCTGAATCGATTTTACAAAGAAAAATGGTGGGAGAAGAAACATGCTGCGTACAATCAATTAATTGATAAATTATTTGAAATCAAAGCAATTTATTCCCACGCCTCAGATTTTTACGAGGCTGAATACAATGCTGGTATGTATGATAGGCCGCCGCCGAAAGGGTCTGTTGATTGGAATACATTCCATCAAATAAAAGCGCAACTCCATCGGTTTTATGTGCTCGCACCAATCTCTCTAAGCAATAATACAAGGGATTTGCTCAATAATTTCTTCAAGCAGGACGCTGATTCCGATCATAGTGTTTACGAAGAGGGTTACCCAGATTTTGTGGCATACAATGATATGACGATTGCGACCCAGCAACTTATTGATGCCATTGTCTTGGACGCTGAAAAAGAACTTAAATTTAAATAACCTCAGAGCTCCTGAAGGTCGCTACGGCGGCCTTTTTTATTGCCAGATATCCAATAACGAGGACCCAGCATGAAACGCAACCGCGTTAACGTGCTGACCGTCGTCAACTCCGCTTCAAACATCACCACTGAAACCATCGACGGCAAGCCACATATCGTGGTTCGCGGCATCACGCCTGTCGTGGACGATATTGTGATGAACCGGAAGTTGTACCCGGCAGCCGAAATCGAAAAGGCCTACAACACACTCGAGCGCAACCCGATGCCGCTGGGCCATCCGAAAGTGGACGGCAAGCATGTTTCGGCGCGCGATGTCCGGGCGGTGAATGAGTATCACGTCGGGGCATGGCTGCAGAACGTCAGCCACAAAGACGGGAAAGTGACGGGCGATATGTACGTTAACCGCCAGTACGCCGAATCCAGCGACAAGGGCAAGCGCCTGATTAACCGTCTGGATGAGATGTTGGCTGGTACCAACTCCGACCCGATCCACATCTCAACCGGTCTGCTGTATTCCGGCATCGCCGCCAATGGTGAGTCGAAGGGCAAGAAGTACAACGAGATCGCCACCAACATGATGTTTGACCATGTGGCGGTGCTGCTCGATGAGCCTGGCGCGGGTACGCCGGAGGATGGCGTGGGCATCTTCGTTAACTCTGAAGGTGATGAGCAGCAGATTGAAGTTGCCCGTCTGGCTGATGGCATCGACTGTACCCGAGACGGCCTGCTCAACAAGACCAAATTCTTCTTCACCAATGCCTCTAATTTCTCTTTCGACGATATCTCCCGCGCTATCAGCGACAAGCTGCGCGAGGGTGACACCGAAGATAAGTGGCTTTGGCCTGAAACGGTGTGGCCGGACAGCTTCATCTACCGCAATGACACCAAATACCTGAAACAGAAGTACCTCATCGATGATGACGGCAAGGCCGTGTTCGTCGGCGAACCTGTAGAAGTCGTGCGCAAACCCACTGAGTACGAGATTAAAACCAACGGAGAGAACGATCCGATGAAAGAACTGATTATCAATGCGCTGCAAGCCGCTGGTAAGCCGACTGAAGGCAAGTCCGACGCCGAGCTGATGGACGCATACAACCAGATGAAGGCCGAAGAAGCCACCGCCAAGAAAAAAGGCGATGAAGAAATCGACCCGGAAACCGGCAAGCCCAAGAAAAAAGAGCAGGCCGCCAATAACGAAGAGATGCCAGCGTGGGCGCAGAAACTCGCCGATCGCGTGGACGTCGTTTTCAACAGCCTGAGCGCTAACGCCGATAAAGAGAAAGGCGAAAAGCGCGCGGCTGTGAAGCTGGCGATGAACATGAGCGACGACGAAGTCGCGGATCTGGACGGTAAGGCGCTCGACGCCATGTACGCCAAGTGCCAGACATCTTTCGGCCTGAACGGTGCATTCCGCCATCAGGCAACCAACACCCAATCAGTCAGCGAAATGCCGGAGTAAAAAATGGCTAAAGACGGAAAGCATATTATCCACGCCGGCGGCGTGTTCCCTAATCCGCTGCTTAACCGCGAAGGCGGGGCGGCTGCATCGACTCTGCCTGGTACTGTTGGCTTCTTCAGTACTGCTGACAAGTTCACGGCCTCTGTGGTCGGGGCAGAATCCGCCATCAAGTATGTGGCAAACAAAGACTACCTGCGCTGCCTGAGTGTTGATGACGCAATCCCAGCCAATGAATTGGTTGTTGGTATTCATCCGCTGCCTGGCATGTTCCTAAATGTGCGAGCAGCAGCGGGCACTTACACCAAAGGCCAGCCGGTTGCAGTAGCCAACGGTCAGATCACTGCGGTTGTAGATGATGTCGCCGTATTCGCTTATGTCGAAGAAGATAAAGCAGTCACTGCGGTGGCGGGCGATCTGATTCGCGTTGTGTTCAAATAAGGAGCACTGAATGTTTGTATTCTCCAAGTCTATCGGCGAGAAGACCGGTAACCTCGCGGTAAACCAGGCGCAATGGCGCGCTCTCGAACTTGAGCGAAACGCCAGTGCTCAGGCAGCAGCTGATTTTCTGGCGCGCACTCAGTTCCGTGGTGATGCAGAAAACGCCCCTTATCTCGACGCGGTGAACGCAGTTGACGATATCCGCCGCCTGTATCGCGCTTTCGACACAACTGTGCTTCAGCAGTTCGAGCCAAATACCGAATTCACCCTGCTGAACGATCTGATGCCGCTCTCTCGCTCCGTGCGAATTGAGCAGTCTCGTTACGATTACGCTCGTACCGGCGGCCGCGGCTGGGCTCATACTTCCATGTCCGGTCAGGTTGGTGCGGCGCTGGATGCTCGCAGCTATTCCTTCGATGGCACCATGGTACCTATTCACGACTCGGGCTTTAAGTTCGAATGGCGTGATCCAATCTTCAACAGCCCACAGGCATTGCAGTCGCAGGCTGATGCGCAGCGTGGTTCGGTTGAAGACGTTCAGCGTCGTTACGTTGACTACATCTTCAACGGCTTCCGCGACAAAGCTGGCAACTTCGCAGTGTTTGACGGTCTGACCTGGAAAGGGTTGCGTGACGATGAGCGCGTAGCGCAGATCGACCTTGGCGCTTCAGGCCTGAACATCGATTTTACCTCTGGCACAGCAACGTCTCAGGACATCCGCGCCGGGGCAATCGTGCTTCGTGATCAGATGCGTCGCGTAAACAACCAGTATGCAGAGCAGACCTGGTATGTATCCGGCGAAATCATCTCCAACCTGGAACGCTACTTCTCCGACAACTTCCAGTCCGGAACGATCATGGATGAAATCCTGAAGCTGACCGGTGTAGCGGCGATTAAAGAAGACAGCCAACTGTCAGGTAACGAAATCGTCATCGTTCCACTGAGTGCAGGTGTCATTGCTCCAATCGTCGGCCAGGCTATCGGTACCGTTGCATCTCCGCGTCCTGAGTACAACAGCGACTACATCTGGCGCACCTGGGGTGCAATGGGGTTGATGGTCAAGCAGGACATCAACAACAAATACTCCGTAATTCACGCATCAAGCTAAGGATAAATCATGGCACTGGTAGAAATCGTGGCAAGTAACCTGCACGCCGGTGCCAATCTCCGCAAACTGGAGGTTGGTTCGGTGGTGGATGTTGACGACGCAACGGCTGAGCGCTGGATCAGCGCTGGCAAGGCGAAGCAAACCGACAAGAAGAAAGGCGAGAAGCTTACCTTCGAAGTGGCAACTCCGTCCGCGCAGGCGGCAGACCTTTCTGGCCTGCAAAAGCAACTCGCCGACGCGCTGGAGCAGAACCAAAAGCTAATCGCCGATGGTGAAGCAAAAGACAAGGCTCACGCCGACGCACTGGCAGCAGAAACAAAACGCGCTGACGAAGCCGAAGCGGCATTGGCGGAAGCAACCAAGAAGGCGAAATAACCATGGCTGACCCAATCACAGCGGCAGACGTGCAGGCGTACCTCGGTGAATTGGGTTACACCATTCCCATGGCGTTGCTGGATCCAATTCTCTGCGCGGTCAACAAAATTATCCCGTGCCTCGATGGTGCGGGGTATGACGAGTGCACTGCAAAGCTGATTCTGATGTACGCCGCCGCGCTTATGGCTACGTCGTCTGGTGCGCGCCGCATCAAATCACAGGGTGCGCCGTCTGGCGCGTCCCGCTCGTTTGAATATGGTGACGACAGCATTACCTGGCTGCGCGACTCGTTGGCTCGTCTCGATACCAGCGGATGCACCGGTGAGTTACCGATCAGCGCTGGTAATAGTGTCGGCCTGTTCATGGTGGTCGGGGGCTGCTGATGACGTACAAATCAGTTAAGCACGGCCTGCCGCGCTCATTCACCCGCGTCTGGGTGATGACCGACACAGGGCGGGAGACAACCGGTTACGTTAAGTCGGACGGCGAGTGGTTCATCAACTGCCCGCGCATCCGGGCGACTGGCGCCGCTGTGCTGCGATGGAGGGATGACTGATGTCGTCAACCGCTAATTGGTCATACACCGCGACGGCGACAATCTGGCGCAATCTCGGTAACGATGAATACGGTGACTCGCTCGGCTTCTCTGCCCCTGAGTCGATTCTCTGTGATTACGAAGGTGGCCTGTCAAAGCGCATCGGCAATATCGGATCTGAAATCGTCGTGAAGAATACCGTTTGGACTGAGTATGCACTGGCAGCGGCGGGTGATTACCTGCTGATTGGCCAGTCAACCGAATCCGATCCGGTTGTCGCCGGAGCAGACGAGGTGCGGCAGGTTATCCGCTACGCCGACACGTTCGAGCGCCTAGTGGATGATTACGCCATCCTGACGGGGGTGTAGCCATGGGCATCAAAGTGAAGGGCGTTAGCCAGGCGAAAAAGCACCTGAACGATGTCATCAACGACGTGAAGTGGCGCAAGGTGATTCGCGCGCTGCAGTCGGCGATGATTCTCATCGGGGCACGGGCAGCCTATTACACCCCGATCGACACCTCTACGCTGATTAACAGCCAGTTTCGCGAAATTGACGCTGGCGGCGTGTTCATCACCGGGCGCATCGGTTACTCAGCAAACTATGCCGCGTACGTTCATGAGGCGTCAGGCAAGCTGAAAGGTCAGCCGCGCGCGCACTTTGGTATAACCAGCAACCGATCTGAGTTCGGTCCGCAGAAACCGAAAGAGTTCGGCGGCGGCACCGGAAAGGGCAACTACTGGGATCCGCACGGTGAACCGCAATTCCTGACCAAAGGCGCGAATGATGAGCGCGATAACGTTGATGCGGTGATGCGCAAGGAGCTTTCGCTATGACACCCATGATGCACGAGCGGGTGCGCAACATGTTCGGCGACGCCGGGCTAACTACCGGTTTCACGGTGCAGCAGCTGATGTACGACGACCCGGGAGACCTGTCGAAGGCGATCATGGTGTTCAGGCCTAACGGCGGGTCGTATATTCGGACTGACCTCGGCTCTGAGTATCACGTCCTGGTCGACGTCGTAGGCGCAAAAGATAAGCGCAAAGACGCACTCAATGCCGTACAGCGCATCGTCGATTACGTCCAGGCCAACCCCATGGCTGACGAGTGCGTCGGCTACATCCAGAACATGGGCGCAATTCCCGCGCCGGTGCTCACAGAAGAAGGGCGAATAGTCTTCAGACTCCAGTTCGCCTGCACTTACGGCGAATAGCCATCCCAACCAAATAACCCGCTTCGGCGGGTTTTCTTTTTATACGTCAAAGAGGAGTTTCAAATGGCTAATTGCCAGAACTCGAACGAACGCCTGTTCGGCGGTGCGGTCGTGCTGGAAGTCGCCGATGGCTGCCCGGATGTCAAACCACTCGAATCTGAGTGGAAGGCGCTGGCTGCTGGTACGTCGAAAGGCTTCGACTTCAACCCTAACTCGGTTACCTCTGATGCGGATGACGGCGGCGGCTATGTCGAGACCATCATCACCAACAGTGACTTCACCCTGAGCTTTGAAGGTGAAGTGCGCAAGAAGGACAAACTGGACCAGTACGGTGTCGGCAAGTTCATCAAGTATTTCGCTGATGAGCTGAAGGCTAAGCGCCAGCCAGGTATCTGGGTGCGCATGGACTACGGTCCGATTGAATTCATCGGCTACATGAACATTAACGCGTTGAGTTCTGACGGTGGCACTAACGATATCGTCACGTTCTCTACTGAGTTCAAGGTCGGTGACGCGAGCACTATCGAAGTGAACGAAATCACTGCGGTAGCAGTGACTGGTGTGACGGTAACCCCGACTACCAGCACTGGCGCGGCTGGCGGTACCAGCACCTTCACGGTGAATATCGCACCAACCGGCGCAACAAATACTGGCTTCACCGTCGCTTCAACCGATCCCACCAAAGCCACTGCCACGGCATCAGGTACTACCGTCACGGTTAACCGTGTGGCGACCGGCAGCGCGCAGATCATCATCAACACCGAAGACGGCAACTTTGTGGCCGTGCATACGGTAACAGTTACTTAACGGACATTCCAAAGGGTGGCGTGCCGCCCTTGATAATGACCGTTTACTGGAAGGCCTATGACCGCTTTAACAGATATTGGCGAACTCTCTATCAGCGACAGCCGCGAAGGCGGGAAAGATTACCTGTTACGGCCGTCATTCGAGGCTATGGCGAGAATCGGCACTCCGGAAGAGATTGTGCAGGCGTATGCCACCATCCACGGGAATGATGTCGCTCAACTCATTGAGGTGTGCACCGGCGGGCTGGGCCGCTTTCCTGAATGGCTATCACCTTCATTCAACCGCGCCGCTGAGAAGCTGTTATCAACGTGCATGCTTGTGCTGCAGGCGTGTTGTGATGATGACCTGACGCCAATGATTGGCGAATGGAAAGGGTGGCGACATTGTGTCGTCTACCGCCCGGGCCAGATGCCGAAGAACGACATCATCGTACTGGCGCAGCACCTCATGCAGCACGGGGTCGTAGGTAAAGCCAAAGTTCGACAGTTGCAGCGTCACGAGACTGACGAGCGCACTACCGAGTTTAAAGCCTTCGACTACATCAGCGCGGCACGAAGTCACTTCGGCATGAATCGCGCCGAAGCTTCGCAGCTAACGATGACCGAATTTCAGATGCTGCTGGCCACGAAATACCCGGACCAGAAAGGTTTCACTCGCGAAGAGTACGACAGCATCGCCGACGAATACCTGGCTAAACAGGCCGCGCGCAGGGCACAAGTTAGTAGTTAATAAAATGAAATTTACAAAATTACCTTTTATTTTGCACTAGCCATACTTGCAGGGTTATTGAGTAGGAGTTATAGTTCGCAACAATGATGTGGGCGGCTCGCACCCCATACAAGTGAGGTTTACCTCCGCGAGCCTAACCCACCACTCTCCCTCTAATTCCCCGAATTCGGTTAATAAAAATGGAAAGACAGTACGCAGTACTTCTTGACGCAGGGTTCTTGCGCCGAAAATTAGGTACTCAGGCAGCACCAATGACAGCTCAAAATGTCGAAGATTTAGTTAATAAAATTAAAGCACGAGCTGAGTTATTAGGGATGCGGTTGTATCGTGTGTTTTATTACGACGCTGAGCCTTTCACGGGTACTAAGACACATCCTATATCCAACGCTGTTATTAACTTTGGCGCTACACAAATGGCCATTGATTGTAATACATTGTTAGATGAGCTTAAGGTCAAGCCTTTTTTTGCTGTGCGCCTAGGGGAACTCAATTTTAGAGGGTGGAAGGTTTCTGATGCTGCTCTTCAGTCAGGTGCAGGAGGGACGGCAACAATTAATGCTCATAATGTTTCTCCCAATCTTCAGCAGAAAGGTGTGGATATGAGGATCGCATTAGATATCTCATCTATGACTTTAAAAAACCAAGCAGACGTTTTTTGCTTGGTAACAGGTGACTCAGATTTTGCACCCATCATCAAATTTGCGAGATCTGAAGGAAAGCAAGTATTCACTTATACTCTCGGTCATAGAGTCAAACCATCTTTGCCTATTCATTCTGACCTCCATATCCCTGAAACGTACGCTAATTTGTAAACTTTAATCATTTCTTAAAACCCGCTTCGGCGGGTTTTTTTATGTCCGGAGAACGACATGGCAGGTGAGAAAAACGCCGGTAGCATCGTTTATGAAGTCAGCGCCAATATTGAGCCGCTGCTGCAGGGCGGTAAACAGGCCATTGATGCTCTGGATAAACTGGATGCTGCAGCCCAGCAGTCCGGGAAGGGAATGGATAACCTCGACCAGAGCACGTCTCAAACCGGATCCGCTTTTACTGAACTGGCTGGTTATGCCAATTCCATGGATAACCAGCTGCGCAAGCTGAACACCAACGTGAGCGGAATTGCCCGCGCTATGGAAGAGGCCCGCAGCGGTACCGGCGGCGCGAGCAGTGAATTCAGTCGCGCAGAATCAATCATCGAGGCGCTGGGTAACCAGCTGGCTGTGCTGGACGAAGCGCAGGAGAATGGCGCGCGTAGTGCCGCGGTTCTGGCAGCCCAGCTCCGAGCCGGGTCAAAAGCTACAGACGAAGAGAAGCAGAAGATCGGCGAATTGACTGGGCGGCTCTTCGACATGAAAGGCGCTGCTGATACCTCGATGGGCAGTAATAAAGGCTGGAAGGCCAGCATGCAGCAGGCTGGTTATCAGGTTCAGGATTTCATAGTACAGGTGCAGGGCGGCCAGTCTGCGCTGGTGGCGTTCGCTCAGCAGGGGTCTCAACTCGCTGGTGCATTCGGTCCCGGCGGCGCAGTCGTTGGTGCCATAATCGCGCTTGGTTCGGTGCTGGCTGGCGTGCTGATTACTTCGCTGAATGGCGGCAAGAATGCCATGGATGCGCTGAAAGACGCAGCTGAAGCGATGGATAAGGTTATCACCATTTCATCGCAAGGCGTGGCCGCGCTTTCCGACAAGTATGCTGCCCTGGCGCGCGTAAATGCCGACGTGGCTACTTTGCTGAGAAATCAGGCACTGCTCGAGTATAACCAGGCGATCTCAAAGATTCCTAAAGCCATTAGTGACGCGTCTGATGCTTTCATTACGTTAGGCGATCGCGCACTGGCGGCTGTTGGCGGTGCGTCTCCAAGCATCAAAAAGTTCAACGATGAGCTTTCTGCGCTTGGCGTTACCACAAATGACTGGAGCCAGGCCATTCAACAGGCCAACAGTCAGGGGCAATATGCCTCTGGCATTGTGAACTCTTTATCTTCAACGGTCAGCACGCTTTCTTCACGCCTCGGCATCAGCAAGCAATCAGCGTTTGATCTTGCAAGAGAGTTATCAGACCTGAGCAACAACCCGTCGCCTGAAGCACTTCAGGAACTGGCGAAAAAGCTCCAGGAAATGAAGTCCTCCTCCAAAGATGGGCAGTCAGCCATTGCTGAGCTGGCTGGTAAACTTGTCGATCTGGCAAGAGAGGCAGCCAATGCGAAGATCAATGTAGACAGCCTGAATAAGTCCACGGATAACCTTACCGCCGGACAGAAGAACCTGATCAAACAGTCCGAGCGCAACCTGGCACTCTCGAAGTTGCAGGGCGAGGCTCGCGCACGGTTGCAGGCGCAATACGCTGCCGAAGATGCTGGATTTGCGAAGGATGATCCGCATGCCAAGCAGATGGAAGATGATGCTGCCGCTACGTACAAAAATACGGAAGAGCAAAAGAAGCTTAAATCGGAGCAGAAAAAAGGAGCATCTCAGGCAGAAACCATTGCTCAGAAGCTGGCGAACCTGAAACAGCAGTCAGAACTCGCTGCCTATTCAACGAATAAGCTGAGCCGAGAGCAGGCTATTCTGAATGCGCAGCAGTCGCTCGGGAAAGGTGCCACCAAAGAGCAGATAGCACTTGCCGGTCAGTATGCGGCCAAAAAATGGGACACCGCCAACGCCATTAAGGCTCAGGCTGCAGCGGAGAAACTTCTTCCTGAGGCCCGCGAGAACGCCAGCTACAGGCAGGATGTTGAGGACCTGAATACCGCTCTGGCTGCGAAGAAAATCAGTCAGGAGCAGTTCAATCAGACATCCGAGCGACTGGAAGCAACTCACCAGGCCAACCTTGCGAAAATCCGTGCCGATCAGGCTGTCAGCCCACTGCAGGAAGCTGCTGGCGGTGTGGATCCGGTGCAGCAACTGGCGAATGAAAATGCCCGAAAACTCGCGCTTATTCAGGCTTACGAGCAGCAGGGGATTATTACTCACCAGAACGCGCTTATGCTGCGCGCATCAGCTGACAGGGAGTACGAGCAGGCTCGCATCGCGGCGCAATGGGAGATTTTCCGTAACCAGAGCGCAGGCAATGAAGCGCTGGCGGCGTCCTTTGATGCACTGGCCGGTAATGCGTCCAATGCCTTAACCGGCATCATCACCGGGAGCATGTCAGCTTCCGATGCTCTGCGCTCGATCGGGAATACCGTACTGAACAGCCTCATCAACACCTTCGTCCAGATGGGCGTTGAGTGGGTTAAATCGGCAATCATGGGGCAGACGGCCACCACTGCAGCGGTTGCAGCATCTACCACGGCGCAGGCAGCAGGCATTGCCACTACCACGGCGACGTCTACCGCGGCGGCGGCGGCCACAACTGCAGCATGGACGCCAGCGGCCATCATGTCCTCCATTGCGTCATTCGGTGGAGCGGTGGCGATCGGCATCGGAGCTATGGCTGGCATCCTGGCACTGTCAGGAAAGCGTAAGAACGGCGGGCCGGTTAGTGCAAGCGGAATGTATCAGGTCGGCGAAGGTGGAATGCCGGAGATTTACCAGGCCAGCACCGGTAAGCAGTACATGATACCGGGCGACAACGGCAAGGTGATCAGCAACAAGGAAATGACTGCCGGAGGCGGTGGCGGGGTAATTTTGAATATCAACAATTACTCTTCAGCGTCGGTCGATGCACAGGCTACGCAGGGCAGTGACGGCACCTGGACTATCGATACATTCATCGCTGACATGAATAATGGTGGACCAGCAAGCCAGGCTATTACCAGCAATTTGAACGTTAAGCGCACGCCAAGGGGGCAGGGCTGATGCCAATTATCGACTATCCCGACTGGCTTCCGCTGGCGCAGAAGGCCAGCAAAAATATGACGCTCGATACCGGGTTCCAGACCGACCAGCCAGCGGTCGGCCCGGCTATCTTCCAGAACCTTACTCACGACCTGAAAGTGACATGGTCCCTGACATGGATCTTCACTCTGGACCAGGAGCGCGCTTTCCAGCAGTGGCTGCGCAGCCCGAACTATCTCAACCGGGGCCTGAACTGGTTCCGGATGAATATCAACCTTGGCGGTAGCGGTCTGCAGCTGCAGGAGCTTCACTTCACGCAGATGCCGGTGCAAACCAGTATTGACGGCGGTGTGGTGACCTGGACAGGGACAGTTATTGCGAACCACCTCTACAACGCCGACGACGAGTTCGACGACATCATTGTAGAGCTGCCGCCACCGTGGGATTCGTGGCTGGATATCGTGGTTACGGGTTATCCGGACAATAGAGACCCAGAATCACTTCCGAGGGTGCCGTAATGCAGAGCTTCAGGGAGTACAAGCAGCAACGGCCGACGCGTGGGCTGTACGATACCATTACTTTCTACCATCCATCCTTTGGCTACATCCACCTGGTCGATAAGCAGTTCTTTCCGAAGACGCTCGGCGGCCAGACGTACACGCCCGCGCGCTTTGAAATCGAGGAGAGTCAGCAGAGCGGCACGCCGGTAATCGACGCGACGGTGAAGTTAGGGCGGCTTTCGTCGGACATCAAAGCGCTGATGAAGCAGTGGAAGGGCGCGGCCCGGCTGACGGCCATCACGGCCACAAGGCAGATCTTCGACAGCGGGGACGTGTCTGTGCCGATTAAGTCCTGGCAGTTATACGTCAAGACAGTGGACATCGATGCTGACTCCGCGTCAGTAACCCTGTCCGTCACCAACCCGCTGAACAACAACATCGGAAGGCTCTATGACCCAACGGAATATACCGGCCTGCAGTACCTCTGATTTTGTTCGGAAGGTGATCGGCGTGCCATGGGCTAACCGGGCCTGTTCGTTCGAGAAGTTGGATTGCTGGGGGCTGGTGGTGCTGTATTACCGGCACGTTCTCGGCATTGAACTGCACCAGACGCCGGACTACGAAGCCGGTGAGGATTTCTTCACCTGCTATCAGGGAGACGTCGTTTTCTGGCGCAAGCTCGATAAACCGGTCGATGGCGGGATATTCGTCGGGTACCGCGGCGCGCAACCTGCGCATGTTGGCCTGGTACTGAACCGGCAGGCGCTGCACTCGCGCGGCGAGAACGGAAGCGTGCGCATGGACTCGTTGCTGGTCATTCAGCGGGCATTCACCAAAGTGGAGTTTTTCGAATATGGCGTTGATTGAGCTTCAGCGTTTCCCGGGGACGCCAAAAGAACGCTACAGGGTGCCAAACGGCACCCTTTTTTATGACTGGCTGGTGGCAAATGACGCTACCTTTCACCGCGATCTGCTGATTGTCCGGAACGGCGTAAAGCTTTGTGATGATGACGAGCTGGCGTTTGAGCTGAGCGAACTGGACAACATCCAGATTTTCGACCAGCCAAAGGGCATTGTCAGTGACATCCTGAGCCCGATTTTCAAAGTTGTCGGGTCTGTATTTTCTTTTCTGGCGCCTAAGCCGGCAATCGCAAATACCGGTGGTAACACTGTCGACTCGCCAAACAATAGCCTGACCGGTCAGACAAACACCGCGCGCGTCTATAAAGCCAAACCGGACATATACGGGCAGGTGCGTTCTTTCCCAGACCTGATTCAGGAATCACTGTTTGAGTACATCAGCACTGGCGTGCGAGACGGTGGCAAGAAGTACGTGACGGAATGGATGTGTATCGGGATTGGCAAGTACAATTATGAGTCTGTGCGCTACTCAGAATCGAGCCTTGGAAGCATGGCCGGAGCCGAATACCAGTTCATTCAGCCTGGCGAGGTAATCCCGTCGATTAACGAAGGCTACAGCTTCGATGACGTCGATGGGCAGGAAGTCCCGGGTGCGAACCAGGGCGAATCGTTCCCTGTTGAAACCGCTACAGCCAACACAGTGGTCAGCGGCACGTATGCCGGCGGTCAGATAGCGGTGAAAATCGTTAAACAGGCGGAATTTGACTATTTCATGGGCCTGGTATTGCCGCATGCCGTCTCGTTCGACATAAACGTCACTTACGCGACTGCCTCTGGTTCGGTAACTACTGACGCCACGTTCTCCGGCACGCTTGTTTCAGCTGTAGAGACAAACGACGGCGCGGTGATAAACCCAGTCCGCTGGTACACCTTCACCATGGGCGACCTGGATGGCCCGCCAGATATCCCCGCTACCGCAACGATCAACACGACGAAGTTCGTGCTGAACGACAACGAAGCGCTGGTCGTAGGTCCGTTCTTTTCTCCGGTTGAATCAACGCAGTTGTGGATCCATACCCAAAGTAGCCTCGGTCCGAAGAAGCAGACCAACTGGAAGGTGGTGCTTTGGAAAATTGATGACGACTACAACATGATCCCTGGCACTCAGCAGACGCTGGTGTTCAAGCAGACAACCTGGCACAAGCAGGATAGCGAGACATTCTATCGGACCGACAAGATAGTGCCGACTGGCGGCTTCGGGAAGTACGCCATTAACCTGCAGCGCACCGATAACTCTGGTGATGCGTCGATACTCAAACTTGAGGAAATCCACGCCGTAAACGTGCGAACAAACGTTGTCCATCCAACCGATACGCTGGTGCGCGTGAAGGTTAGGGCTACAGAGAACGCGCTGGGCAGCCGCGACCGCAAATACAACGCCCTGGTAACGCGGCACACCATCACGTACGATCTGGACACGCAGACGGTAGATTACACGCTGCGTCCGTCGCGTTCATTCGCTGATGCAGTGGCTCACACATGGCTGATTATGGGTGAGCAGCCCGTAAGCAGCATTGACCTGTATGGGTTGTATTCGATCGCCGAAAGCCTGCCTGATGAGCGCCTTGGTTACTTCGACTATACCTTTGATGATGAGAACGACTCTCTGGGAGACCGCGTGCAGGCGATCTGCAATGCGGCATCTGTGGTGGCGTACTGGGACGACGGTGTGCTCACGTTTACCCGCGATCAGAAAGTTGACTACCCGGCGGCGGTATTCAACCGGGCCAACATGAAGACTGACGAGTACAAAATGACGTACGAAGCTACTCTTCCGGGCGGTTATGACGGCGTTCAGGTGTCATACGTCCACCCCACAACGAACAACAAGACGTACATCAACTACCGGGTTCTGAACGGCGCCATCGTTGAGCAGGAAGCGGAAAACCCGAACAAGCTGGAGATAGTCGGCTTCCGTAACGAGTACCAGGCCCCAGAACGAGCTCTGCGAGAAACCAAGCGCCTGATTTACTCTCGGGTGAAGATGAACGCCAAAGTGTTTGAGGACGGCATTATCCAGGTCGGTAGCGTCATTCAGATGCCCGACATCTACGACAGCAACCAGCAACAGGGTTACATCACCGGGCGCGCCGGTAATAACTTTGATACCAGCGAGCCGATCACGTTTACCGGTTCGATGTATGTGCTGGTGACAGACAGCCTGGGTAACCCGACACTGCGCTATCCAGCGGCTGCGCGTGGCGACACGAAGTACGGATTCACTGCGGCTATCCCCAACATTCAGCTCAATATCTGGAACGGAGACACTGTGCAGCTCCCGTCCCGCTACCTCATCGCGACCGTTGAGGAACTGGACAGTCAGCTATGGACGGTCAACAGCATCAAACCTAACACAGATAACACCGTATCTCTGACAGTCGCTGAATACAGCGACGCCATCTACCAATAAGAACCGCCCCCGACCAACCAGACCCGGCCGCCGCGCCGGGTTTTTTTATGGAATCAATATGGCTACGACACCTACCAATCTTCCTGTTCCAAGTGAATCACCGCGCGATCTGAAATTTAACGCCGGAAAAATAGACGAGTTTGTAACCTCAGGAAATCATGTTTATGTTGACAGGTTCGGCGATGAACATCGTACAATTGCTGGCATAAATTACGATGCAAATCAGGCAATGCTGAATTATGGCTACATCACGAAGAAGTCTTTTGAAATTGGCGCTACCCTCGACACTCCTAACACTGTTCTTCAGTGGGAGAGCAATGGCGAATACTACCGCTGGGATGGGGACTGGTCACAGCCCAAAGTAGTTCCCGCTGGTTCTACGCCTGATAGTACCGGTGGAATTGGGGAAGGGAAATGGGTTGGAGTAGGAGATGCTTCATTAAGGTCTGATTTGGCTGGTGCCGGTGGTTCAGATATGATCGGGACACCTAATGGAACTGTGGAAGAAAGGCTTAATCAACTAAAGGATAAGGATGAAGATTTAGGGAAAAAGATAGTAACAACTATCATTCCATGTCCTACACCAACAATCGATAATGGTGTAAAGGCTGTTGTGAAATCATCATCTGATGATGATTTTTATATTATCTCTAAAAGAGCCAATGGTAAGTCTGGCTTTATCGCTTTGCGCGTAACCAATGACGTATCAGTTTCTGATGCGAGCAACTACGGTGGTGCATCACCATTCCGTCCTGGATCTGTTGAGCGAGTGAGAGATGCGATTTATGCGAAGTTAGCTCCATCCACTAAATCATCTGGTGTTACTTTATCAACCCTAACTGCATCACAAATCGCAACACTTTATGGATTTACAGCAACCGGAAGTTCTATCAACGCAGTGACTGCAAGTGGCGATTTTTCGCTTATAAGCCCACAGGTATATAACGTTCCTAATGGCGAATCTGTTGTTTATAAGCTTGAAATGTCGAATAAAGCTACAATTCGGCTTGGATGCTCTAATGGTGCTTCTACAACTGTAAATATAAGCATCAGTCGAGATGGAACTAACTGGCTTCTTCAGAAAACAGTTAACACACAACTTCCTCCATCAGGTCTTGGTCCGCTACCTCTTGATATTGAAGTGAATGGTCTAAGTGGTGTTTGGTATGTTCGTGTATCAAATGGGCACGCCAACCCTCTGTATCTTGTCGGTCTGAATATTGGCTATATTGGTTCTGATAAAATATATGACTATGATGCATTCATTGCAACGATAGAGCCTGATTTGAGTACTGGACCTTCATATTATTTCGGAGGTAATGGAGCTACAGAATTTGCAGCGAAAGAATTATCTACTGGTAAATTCTTCGGAACATTCCATGGTGGTCATAGTAATTTTCTTCAAAGATTAAGAACCGAATCAGCTTCTTATAACCTGGATAGCTCCACTGCACCAACTCTCTTGCTTACGAAGAATGCCACTTTACACAGCGCTTCTCTTATCACGGTGCAGTCATCAACATATAACTATGTGGCGTCAACACAGTTTGGTGATGGTGTGACTATCACTAATTTCGCACTTCAGAAGCAATCCGGAGAGGCAATTTTATGTGAGCGAATTTATACGCACATGGCAACATCTGCGCGAAACTTCGACTGGATACACCTTCCTGTTCTTCTGAATAAGACGGATGATGGGTATGTTCAGGTTGGTCAGTGCGGATTTATACAGCAATTCAGATCAGACGATGCGGCTTACGTTAACTGCTACTTTTCGCAAGTCAACGTCTCTGAAAACGGCTATGGAGGGGCTTATGTTTCCTTCCAAAATAACTATAACAAGCAGTATTATGGGTCAGTATTTTCTTCTTCAGTAGGGGTTCCTCTTTCTGACGGCTCCTACACAACATGTAAAGAGTTTTTCTGATACCCAAGGCTTGGAGAATGGGCAAGGCCGCAATGCCTTGCCCATATCCTGTTATGAATCAGCAGAGGCTAAATTGCTGGTTTTCTTGTCTTGATTAAATTACCTGCCATATCAACCAAATATTTTCTTAATGCCAAGATAGCAAGGTTTATAATAATAGGGATAACAATGCCTGCAACGATATAAACAGGCCAGTACAAAGGATCTGAAAAGTGCGACAAAGCCTTAGCTTTCCCTATTTCATACATTCCCATCCAGCCGAAAATAATATCCAACAAAATGAATGCAAGTAAGTGGAAAGACATAATGCATTTGCTTTCCCTCCCTATGTAGAGAATGGTTTTCGACTTTATTGCTTTAGATAGCATGCAGGATAAGGAAAATACTATATATGAGCAAAGTAATATTTGAACATAAGTCAGCAAAAATCCATGCTTGTAGTTACTCCATGAAACCCCTATATCTCCGCTTAGCCCCAGTCGGCGCATAGTAATAACCAATAAAAACGCCAAGCACATCCAAAGCAAAGAAGGTGATTTAAATATCAAATCCTTAAATGTTTTTCCTATCAACATAAAGGCAAGCGCAAAGAGGATTTGAGAACCATAGTTATTTAATATATTCCATTCAGATTTGTATGCCACAGCAAGATAATCGATGGAAACCCAACCACATGCTATGATAGTCAGAACGGATAAAATACTTTTCGCGGTTCTATTTAAATGTTTTGTTATGCGCAGATAGCAATATAGAAGGATGGATGCCATTGCATATGCGAAAAGAAACCATGATACTAAAAATAAAAAACTAATATGCATATTAGTATTCAAAAAGTAAATGGCATAATCATAGATAGAGCTCTGAGCTTTATATAGCCCTGAAATTCCAGTGCTCTCTTGTATAAGATATGAAACTAGCAATAAAAACATATCCACAATTACTATATAAAAAAAGAACTTTCTGATTATTATACTAAGGAATTGTAGAGGGTTTTTATTCTCGTTAAATACAATTCCTCCAATCATGAAAAATAGAGGCATATGATACATATACGGCGTCATAACATTAAATATGTTATTTGAGTAGTGCCCTATAACGACAACAATAATTCCAAGAGCCTTTGCATAATCAATAGCAGCTCTCCTGTATTGCTGATCATCATTGCTAATCGTATTCATTCTTCACCCTGCGTAGTTCATTTCACGAATCATTCTGTAGGGATACACGTCGCATCACTACTGACGGCACCGTCACATGAAGCATGATAACTGCGTAATCAGATCGTGATTAACGCGTTATTGTCAAAAGGATGCGACAGCATACCCGAAGGTAGTTTTTCGATCGAGTAAATCGTTAGTAAGAACAGACGTCCATAGCAAAAATAAACGCTAAAACATCAACAGCCTATAAATTTCAATCCCTCTAAAACTTGATCAAAGTTAGCTCTTGTGTGTACTGTATATATATACAGTTTTTGTTGTCCTGAGGATGATTATGCAGACAGGGGATAAACGATACAAGCTCGAGCATTTATGTGGGGTTAGCCACTCTTCCTGTCTGGTTGAAACTTCAGGTGGATACGCGCTTTTTCAGCCTGAACTTGTGCCCACCAACGGAACACGCGTGCTGGTGCATGCGTTCGGACAACTACAGTTCGCGGTCGTTATGGGCGGTGCGCTCATCACCGAAGACGGTGAAAGCATAGAGGGAGATGCTTTAGATGAAGTCGATGTCATGGGAGTTGTGACCTTTTTTATCAGTGGCGCTGCGGCGTTCACAGACGACAATCCGGTGATGTGA